AAAATCAAACCTGTTGGACCAGTCATTGGCTGAACGCCGCAGATGTCATAAGCCATTAGGTTTGGTAGTGCACGACGGACGAGTCCGATTAGGATTGGGTCGAAACCCTTGATGCCGCCTTCGCTGCCAACTACTGGTGACATGCCGCCGCCAACTGCGTTGGCTGGTGCTGCTTCCCATAGATTTTGCATTGAACGGGCTTCTTCCATTAGTGCGCGTTCTTGGTTCTCAAGAACAAGTGCAGTAACTGCACGCTTGTATGGGTCAGTAACTTTTGGTAGATCGCCGTGATCTAGTACTGGAGCCCACTTCTTTACATATGTCTCATTAAGATACATTTTATTTACTCCGTAGAAGGTGAGTTATTAGGCTTTTGGAGCCGTTTTGCTAATTGCGTTTACATAATGTCTCATCATACCATTAACTTGTGCTACTTCTGGTTCTTCAACAGCTGTTTCTTGAAGAGCCTTTACCTCACTTGTCACTTTCTTTGTTGGGAAGTAGTTCTCGCGGATAGTTGCGAGCTTATTGTCAAACTCACCTTCTGTGGTGAACTCTACGCCCTCTGCGAGCGATTTCATTTTCTCAATCTGCACTTCAGTTAGACCTTCGCAGATCTTACGAATTGCTTCGTTCTTTTTTGCAACATTGAGTTGTTCTGTGAGAGAAGCAATTATTGATGCTGCTTCTTCTGTTGAATTGACTACTGATTCTTCGAGTTCTGCAACACGATTTGCAAGCTCTTGTGCTACATCGACTTTCTCATCTGGAATTTCGATATAGTGCTCAGCGAATAGATTCTTGAGACCGCCGATGAAATCATCGACGAGTTCAGCACGTAGACCTGCTTCAATAGCAACTTGATTGTCTTCAACCCATTGCTCAACAACATAGTTTAGATATTCATCAACTTGTGTTGCCATTTGAGTCTTGAGTTCTTCAACTGCTTCAGCAAGAACAACATCGTTCTCTGAAATCATATCTTCTAGGATAGCGTCAACACGTGAGTTAACTGCTGCTTCGAAGATTGTAGTTGCTTTTGTCTTGAATTCTTCGGAGAGAGATTCGCCGTTGAAGAGAGCGTCGACATCTTCTGCCATTGACTTGGCATGCTTTTTCTTCATGTCGTTCTTATAGGCTTCTTTCATTGCCTTCTCCTCTTCTTCGTCTTCGTCTTCGTCTTCTTCTTCCTCTTTATCGTCTTCTTTCTTTGCTTCGAAGACAACTTCTTCTTCTTCAGATGCAACGACTTCTTCAGTTGCTGGTTCTTCTGTTACTTCAGCAACAACTTCTGCTGTCTCATCGGCTTCTGTTTCTTCCATAGCCTGAGTCTTAACAGACTTTGCATCACCCTTTGTTGCTGGTTTTGCTGCTGCAGAAACTCCTGCGGCTGCTTTCTTACCAATATCGGTTGGTGCAGTTGTTGGTGTTTGACCGCCGAGATCATCCATCTCTGCTGGTAGTTTTGCTGCTGGTTCTTTACCTGCATTCATTGATGCTTTTAGAATTTCTGCAGCGGATTCTGATAATGTCTTACTCATTGTTTTAAACTCCTGAAGAAGTAATATTATTTATAAATTTTACAGTTTTGACAAGAAATTTTCGAATATTTTTAGAGAGATCTCGTCAATTTGCTTCTGCTTTGCGTTCTTGATTTGATTATAATATGCGTTAACATCAAATTCTTTGACAACGCCATTATCCCAAACCCACTCTCTACCTTCCATAATACCTGAAACGAAAGCACCTGGTGCGGACGGATCCGCTACAATATCAGCCGCTGTGGCTAGATAATAGTCATCTTGCACCACGTTAACACCATTCACTTCTTTAAGTGAACCCATGCCACGTGATGATACGCCAAGAGTAGCACCGCCTTCCATTAGAGACTTGGCGATTTTACCCATTGGTGTTTCAAGAATTTTTGCCTTACCAATCCACTGGTTTCCTTCCTGCTTTAGATTGGTAATAAGATGTGATACGCGATCTAAATTAATTGTAGGCGAATCTGGATGTCCTAATTCACCAAATGCGCGATTCTTTGTAACATATTCCTCGTTGTATCGTTCTACTTCTTTTGCAAGAATATCTGTCTTATACATACGACCGTTACGATTCTTTTTCTCTGCAACTAGAAATGGTCCAGAGATGTAAAGTGATTTCACACCGTTCTTTTCTTCGATGATCATCTTTACTTCTTCAACTGTTTCAGTGATTAGTTTCATTTATTTTATCCCCAATGCCTTTCTCTTTACGAGAGATCTTTTTCTTTTGAGTAATGCACGAGCCATCTTTGCCTTGCGCTTAATCTTTGCTCTGCGCGCTGCCATTTTTCTACGCAATCTTTCTTGTGGCTTCATACGAACAAGTTTACCGCCACGGATTGTGAAACCTTTTACAGCAGAAAAAACTTTTCGTCTTTGAATTTTGCCGCCACGAATACGAGCACGGACGAGTTTTCTACGACCCATCTTTTGAACATTGGCTTCAGCAATAATTTCTCTTACGATTTCTGAGATAATGCTCATTGCCCACCAATCGTATATTCAACTTTGCTTAACGCAAAGTGTGCTGCTTTTTCAAACCCCTTTGGAGTTTTAAGCATTTCAGCAAATTTCTTTTGATTGTCTGGATTCAATGCACCATGAACCATATGAATGGCTTTTGCTGCACCATGGCTTACTTTGAGTTTAGAACCATCATCAAACTTCATGTGTTTTGCTAATGCCTTTGGTGTTTGCTCTTGAGCATATGCCGCAACTTGATCAAGGCTTTCCATTAGATCAGTTTCCTCTGATTGAATACCAGGAACTGTTGCATCATCTGTCTTTGTTCCTGTTGGGCGATATGGAATTGTGAACGTCAATCCCATTCTTTCATTTACATACATCGCAACGCGACGACCATCAGGGAAAATACGAATACCTGTTCTCTTTAGAACAAGCATTGGTGGTGGGCTAACTTCATCGCGCAATGTGGCTTCACACAATTGATCGCCATCTAGAACATCATATGAGTTCATTAATGATTTCTTGGTTATGCCTGGTTTTAAAACTTGTAATTGACGACGAAATCGATTCATTGGAACATCAGAAGATAATGCATCTGATGGAACTTGTGATGTGGCAGAAATATAATTGTTTCTTTCGCTTGATGATAGTTTGTTTAAGACTTGGCTGAATGGTATCTTTGGATTTTTCGAGAGTGCCTTTACAACTTTTTCGTGACCAGATGCAGCTGCGTTCACATTAAGACCTGTAATTCCCAATGTTGTTTTTGCAGCATTTAGTTTCTGACGCACTTCTGCGCCAGCATTTTTATTCTGCGGCGGATTCGCTGGCATCTGCTTCGACTGCTGATTCTGCATCGGAGCTTCCGTCAACTTCTGTCTCAATTCCTTCAATTTCATTTGTTTCTACTTCTGGTGTTAGTAATGAGGATGCAATCTCTACCTTTTTAACTTCAAGCGCATCAGTCACACGCGCTGCTATTGTGGCATCAAAAGCAGCCTTTACTGCTTCTTCATCTCCAGCAATTGCAGCATTTACTAATTCGATAGTTTCCATAAAAATCTCCAATTATTATTTAGTAATTTGAGCATTAAATGCTTGGTTCAAGTCATTGGCTGGTGCTGGTGCTGATACACCAGCAGAAGGAACACCTTGTTGTGGTGGCATTATGCCAGGTTGATTTGGCATAACTCCATTTTCACTACTGGCTTGTTCTTCTTCCAATTCTTTTTGCATACGCTCAATGCCTTCTTCATCAAAATGAAGGACATGTTTTTTAATCCATGCTTTAGAGAAATAAACTCCAACATATGGATCAATTTGTGTCATAAGTTGTAGACGTGCTGCCATCAACTCTGCTTCCTTGAGTTCCATAAAGTTATTATCTTTAAGGAAGTCATAGTGAATCGTTTCTTTTAGTTTTTTCCACTCATCGATCGAACAAATGCCTTTAAGAGCAAGTTGACGTTCCATGAGTTCGTCAAATAGAATGCTGAAACGAGCACGAATGCGATCAATAAACTTACTGAACTTCAATTCATCGCGTGTGATTTCTGTCGAACGACCAAGAGTAAACCCAGTTGCAGATTCTAAGCGAGAAACTGGAACATTCAATGACTTGTATAGTTTCTGTTCGAAATACTTAACGTCTGATAGTTCGCCAAGATTTTGTCCTGCTGGCAACGTTGTGATTTCTGTTGATTTGCCTTCGCCACGACGAGGAATCCAGAAGTCTTCCATCATTGACATGAACTTACGATCGTCTTTGACTTCGCCAGTGGCTGAATCATAAACGACTTTATTGCGGAACTTTGTCATAATGTCGCGCAAGTATTGTTCTGACTTCACTTTAGGCATATTGCCAACGTCAATGTAGAACACACGACGTTCTGGAGCACGCGAGAGTCTGTAGATGACAACAGCATCCTCAACCATTCGGAGCTGGTTGAGAGGCTTTATCGCTTTGTGAAGGTACGATAATACGAGTTGTCTTTTTGCATCCATCAAACCAGAATTGATATTAACGATTGCGTCAGTGGCAATCTTCACACCAGCATCAGCTGCTGATGACACCATGTTCTGACCTTGAACGGTTGCTTTTTCATTGAAAACATAAAATTCTTGCACGCCTTGTACAACTTCAATGCCAGTGCGTGGATCTTTCTTTTTGATCACACTACGCACTTTTTTAATTTTGCGCGGATCAATATAGACTAATTCTTGAATGCCAAGTCTTGGTTGTTTTTCGTCAATCAAAACTTGATAGAATAAACGACCGTCGATATACCATTGACGGAAAACATCTTGACCACCATTTGAGAAGTCAAGCATGCGAAGAATTCCTTCAAATTCTTCACGAATCATTTCTTTAATTTTTTCTGGCTGTTCTAGATCATCGAGTATAATTGTGACGGATTTGCCAGTTACATCGTGCACAATTGCTTCATTTACAACATCGTCAATTGCAGCCTCTAGTTCTGGCTGCATTGCCATTTCACGATAGCGAGTAATTAAATCATTCTCGTTTTTAAAACTGGCTTCAAGGTCAAGATAAGTTCCGAAATATCCACCAGCCGTGACAGTGAGTGCACCATCATCGTTTGTTGGAGTTGCGACTTGAGGCTGAAGTTGAACTTCAGGCTTTTTGCGAAGGATTTCGAAACCGAATAGATTTATTGCCATTGTATCTCCATTATATAAAAAGGGGGAGCGGAAACTCCCCCCTCAGACCAATCATTAACCGAGTAGTCCACCAAGGGCACCACCAAAACCTGGCACGGTTCGGTCATTTGCTTCCCAGTACTGATATTGGAATGTTACTGAGAATTCTTCGATAGCATCATTTGAACCCCAATCGAGGTCAATTGCAGCGATATCGACAGGGAACATACCGACGAACCTGTACTTCTTGATTGGCGATCCGCCAGCCTTTGAGTACTGGAACACTTCAGCATCAACAGCATATTGCTGTGTTGTAAGTGCAGCGCGTAGGTTTGTTACGTTGTCATTGATTCCGCGAACCCATGATTCCATCGCATTGCGAATAATAAAGTCTTCATCGTTAATAATTGTCACTGTCCAGTCAGCAAACGTGCGATTGCCAGCAACTTTAACTTCACGACCGAAGTAGTTTACTGGAACGCTACCGAGTGTTGAGCCAGGAAGCTGTGCGGTTTTAACCAGAAATGTTGACTTTAATTGCGCTGATGATCGACCCGCAACGTATGAAGGGTAGTTTAGTCGCACTTCAAACAGATTAGGGCGAGCACCATCACCACTCAACTGAGTACGAAATTGATTTACATTAAATGGCATTGTTTTCTCCTGAGCCTATACTCTATTTATTAGAAGCGACCAACGATTTCATCGAAGGCAACACCAGTACGGACAGCCACAAAGTTCAACTGGATAAAGTTGATTGACTTGGCTGGCTTGATGTAGATATCGCCAACAAATTCGTTACGATCGATAACTTCTGAACTATTGTTTGTTTCATCGCAAACAACGCGGAAGTCATAGATGCCACGACGACCTTGTACCAAACGTAGGAATGGCTCAACAAGATTTACAAACTGAGCGCGAGTAAATTCATCGTTGAACTCGAATAGGCTTGCGCGTGCAGCACGAGCAATTGCTTTTTCAAGAACGATAAAGAGACGACGAACATTAATGCGATCAAATGCACTTGGCTTACTTTGTAGCGTCTTATCGCCAAAGAGAACAGTTCCTTCTCCTGGGAACGATACAATTGGATTTACGCCATTCTTATAAAGAGTGTCGCGTTGTGCTTGATTTGGATTAAATGCAAGTTTAACCACACTCTTCAGTTGACCGCGATTGAATCCAGCTGGTGAGAACCATGGATCGCGATCAGCATCTGTACGAGCACATAGACCAGCAACGTCACCGTTACATGGAATCCAACGGTAGGTATCGTTGTACTTGTCGTACTGATATTTCCAGTTGCTATCCATTACAGCGAATGATGTTGAGGTTAGATTATTACGGAAGTTGACGATTGCTGTTACTGGGTCAGCTGCTTGGCAGTTTGCAAGAGCAGGTGACACGAACGCAACGCAGTCTCTACGACCAACTGCTAGTGACACAACATTTGCTGCAAGAGTTTCATCTGCTGAACCAGTCATTACGAGACTGATGTCGACATTATCTGTTGAAGCAAATTGAGCATATGCAGTTTGCACGTTACCAGTTGTTGGAGCAGCATCAGTACCACGAATGAAGCTGACACCGTTTAGATTTTCACCTGCAAATGCATGAGTTGCATTTGCCGCAACACCCCATGTTGAGTTGTTTGGACCCATTACATAGAGGTAGCGTGAATTGACATATAGAACATCGCGGTAGTAGAGTGATTCACCGCTTTCACCCTTGGCATTTGTTGCCTTGGAAACGTTTGCAAATCTTTCAATGACCGTGTTTGGTGTTCCTGAAATCAAACCATCTTCGTCGATGACAGCAATATGCATTTCATCGTTTGCAAGAGAATAATGATTTGCGCTAACCCAAGTTGAAGTTCCTGGAGCAGCATCGAAGTATGGAGCATATGTCCAAGTCGTAAAAGCAGAAGTATTTGTATTAGCACATACTGCAACTTTTAGCGAGTTACCAAGAGCACCTGGATAACGTGCGGCAAACAAAATATTTGAGTTTGCTGCAGTAAAGAATGTTTGGAAGTAGTGATCTTCGCTCTTTACCTTTACGTTTGAAGCAAAAGAACCTGATGCAACGTTTAGTGCAAGAGCAGTGTTTAACGTTGCAGCGTCTGCACGTGAAACGAACAAGCTGTTGCTGTATGCAAGGAAGTTTGCGGCAGTAAAGAAGTTAAGTGCAGTCGTTGAATCTGGTTGACCATATAATTCAACGAGTTGATCTTCTGAAGAAACTTGTCTTAGAAGGTCGATTGGACCCCACTGAAACGCGCCAGCGATCGCGCCAGTGGATGTAGAAATTGCTGGGACAACTGTAGTTGCATCAATTTCTGATACATTCACGCCTGGAGATACTTGAAAAGCCATGTTTTTGCTCCTGTCTTGGAGATAAAGAAACTTACGAGTTATTTAGTATTTTGGGTTTTTTAACGGTCAACAACATCCCAAAGTGCGCCATCTAACACAAATCTTCGGTCTGGATCATCAACATCGATATGTCCAGCAAGAAAAGTTGGGAGCGATTCCTCTTCAATCTGTTTTAATTGTTCTTCGTGTAGTTTTTGTTTAATGTTTGTGTTCGTCATATCAGCAAAGAACTGCTGATTCGTCATCCAAGAGAACAGGACGAGACACATAACAAGGTCATCATGACTCCCTTCCTCTGCTTCAAAACTTCCACCCTTTGCAATAAAGGTCGAAAGTTCGGCGATCATATCAAAATCTTGAATAAGAATTTTTTGTCCTTCGATTAAATTCTTAAGAATAGAGCAGCCGAGCCTCTTAACAGACTTCGTGGTTCGAATTCCTCGCTGAGATTTATTACCGTATCCCCAAGTAAGAGCAATCTTTCCTTTTAGATCTACTGTAGAAAGAATATTTTCGTATTCATAATCTTCAAATAGAGAATCAGTAATTTGTTGTCCATTGTCGTTTATCTCAACAAGAACCTGTGCTTGATTGTAGTAGTCTGCAATCTGTTTAATGACCGAAGGATACACTAATGGACTGATATTATTATCTTTATATGTCGCGACGAGTCTATATGGAATCTGAGTAATATCAATCGCAATACATGCAGAATAATCTAATCCTCGCCCTCGAGAAGTGTCGACAATTACGGTATAAGAATGCCCTACAATCGGTGCTTCATATAATTTAATTCCTGTTTCTGATACATGCTGCGGTTTAACAAATGCAAGAGATTTAAGAGCAGCTGCTGATAATAAAGTTCCCGCCGAGCCCATGAACTCGCATTCCATTTCTTGAAGAAATTTTTCTTCTCCGAGAATTTTTCTTTGATCATCAGCCCACGCTTGATCACGACCTGGAACTTGACGCCAGTTGGCTTCAATATGTTTAAAGCCATTCTGACCTTCGACTGCCTCTGTCCACATACGATAATAGTGATTCATACCACATGGTGTAGAAGAAATTAAAATCTTAGACTGTGTACCAGAAGAGATCGTAGGATAAACAGAGGTGAAGAATTCTTCTGCAATGTTGCTTGGAACGAAAGCAAACTCATCCAAATATAGTAGCGAAATAGAATAACCACGAATTGCAGAAGATGCAGTAGAGGTTGCCATCACACGGCAGTTATTTTCTAATTCAATATCGCCTTTGTTCCAAACCTTCACACCCTGCTGAAGCCATAATGGCAAAGATTCATATGCAATTTTAATGCGATTGAGAATTTCACGAGCCGTTGGTGCTTTGTTTGCAAGAATCGCGACAAACTTATCTTCGTTGAATAGAATATACCAGAGGATATATCCAACGACCATCGTGGTCTTACCCACCTGACGACCAGCCTTTACAATCACACGACGATTGTCATTGATATCTGTAACTGCTTGCCGCTGAAATGGATAGAGTTTAATTTGCACAAAACCTTTGTCAAGAGTAATAATCTTAACATAGTTTTCAATAAAATACAATGGATCTTGAGAACACTTGATAAACTCACGGACTTGATCTTCCGTAAGTTGCAATTGTGTGTTGATCCGCTTCAGGCGTGGATTAGCCAAATAATGTTTGATTCTAGTCGACAGATTCATTTTTGAGTTTCTTCAACAGCTCTGCAGTCGAACCAACGAATACAGCCTTGTCAATCGCAATATTAGTAGGTGCTGTTTCTTTCGGTTTTAAATCTTGCTGTTGTTTTTGCAAGATCATAAGTTTCTCTGTCACATCAGAGAGATTCTTAATCATGTTTGCGGCAACTTCGTACGCTCTTGGATGCTGCGATTCTTTCGCAACTTCGAGAATACCATCGAGTGCTTCGTTACCCTTTTCAATTAGATTGTAATAGTTTGAACGAGAATAATCTGCGTCTGGATTATCCTCATTAGATTGATGTATTGTAATTGGCTTCTCCTCTTGAACTACAGGAATATAATCTGTGTTCAGTATCTCAGCCAAATTTTTATCAGTATCACTCATGTTATATCAGGGAAATCCTGTATGACCTCATCAAACCCAAATGCAGTATTTGAATTTGCTGTATTTGGAGTTGGCTGAATAACCAACTTCGATAATTGCAACTCGTTTATTGCAAAGGTTGCAACATTGTAAGAAGCATTTGAAACTGCACCAGTCATATACTTGCCTGGTTTGAGAACACCGCTCACATCATAAACCACAAGAGAATTTGCAGTTGGATTCCATGAACTTACAAAGGCAGTTGTATTAGCAGAACTTAATTCGCGACCCTCATATACGAGCTCGCCAGTCTGGAATGTCCCCAATCCACCAGTATTGGCAAAGTAAATTACTCTTTCGTTTCCAGTAGTTAGTGCATTATTAAATGTATTTGCAGTAACCTTGCGAATAATTTCGCGAGATACGATTGGTCCATACATATAACCCTTTGCAACAAAAACCAGCGACCAAGTTATGAGGCGAGTTGGATCTGCCCCAGTGCCTTCATCCTGTACAGTTTGATTGACGCTCTGTAGAATAAATGGAATATCTGTTCTTTGATCTGCTAATCCGATAAAATCAATCGTCATCGTATAGTCTGGATTAAAGTATGGCAAAATTTGTTCTACAATTTGAGTGCCGTCTTCAACATTTCTCACATATATGTCCAAAGTAAATTCAAAATCATATGGAGTTGTTCTCAATGCCTTTACAGTTGTTGATGATTCAGCTGAGTAACTCTCTGAGAATAGGTTTCTTTTTCTGAGTGGATCATATGTAACATTAGTTAATTCAAAACTCATTCTTGGAAGAGTCAATTGAACTTGTTTTGCGAGGTTTGGATCTTGCGTAATACGCTGATAGAATTTTTCTTTTTGCGAATACTGTAGTGGAACAATAATTCGTTCAATCTCAATCGTTCCTGCTTTATTATATCGAACAAGACGGATATCGTTGAACAGTGTGCCAAAAGCCACAACCATCTTACGAATAATTCTATGGTAAAAATGCGAACTAGAAAACATTATGGCTCACCGAATGGATTGGCTTCACTGAAATCAAGAATATTGTCAGCCTCAGTTTCAATACGGAAATTATCTTGCATACTTTCTTCGTTTGCATCTTTTATCATATCTGGCGCAGTTGCGAGAGTATACTGCGTATTGCTTGAGTTTCCTTTAATTAAAGTGTTTGCTGCAAATGCACCGCGAATATTTCTCAATTCAAGAGTTAGAGTTGGCTTATCCCATTTTGCTACAACGCCGCGAGCAGTTGATGCTGCAAGAGATGCGCCTTGATATACCCACTCAAGAGAAGTATATGCACCTGATCCACCTGATGACATTACATAACTTGTTGTGATGGCTTGCGTATCAGCAATGGTATCAATTTCACTCATTCCAGTATTCAGATATTCGCCATTATACTTGAATGTCTCGAGCGATAGTCCATACATATATGGCAAGAGTTTACCTGCTTGGAAAAAGTTTTTTTCTTCTTCAACAAAACGAATTTCCATTAATTTTTGTTGCACAGTGAGAAAAATTAAATCACCTTCTTTTGGAACATTTCTTTCAAATTTAACATATCGATCAAATGTTCTGCGCGCAACAGCAACCTTTGCGTCTTTCTGTATCTGTAAACCAAACTTAGAAAAGAATTCTTGATTTCCTTCAAAGTCATTAAAGGTTTCAAGATACATCTCAATTTTAAATGCTCGAGTAAATGATTTGACTGGGTCATCGCCGAAGAGTTCATCAATTGATGACTGCGAATCTCGAGGAATATAATAGACATCTATTCCATGATTTTTGATTGATTCAATGATCAAATCTTCCAAAAGGTGCTGTTCAGTAGTCGCCTTTTGATTATTAAAATATACGCTAGTTGCCATTTTATCCCACTAACATTTGAGGTGGTTCTTCGTATACATCTCTTAAATCGATTTCTAATTTTTCGATCGCGACTGATGCCTCGTCGTAGATCGTTTGACCGTTAATTACTAAACCGCCAGGAAGAGTGTAGTTTCCATATTTCTTTAAGTTTGTACCCCACTGTTGTTTAAACAACTCGGTGGTGTATTTCTTTAGCCAAAAGTCATCAAAGGCTTTACTGTAAGTTTCTGGATCGACAATACGATTTGCTTCGAAGCACATATAGTTCCCAGCAATAAACTTACCACCCCAGTCTGTTTGCACATGGACTCGATTGGTTTTTTTATTATAGTTGTATGGATTTTCACCAGTAATAATCATATCCAGCATCGATAAATGCTCGCGCGCAATCACATAATAGGTATATGAAGACGCTGTGAGATTATAAAAATCGTTCAATCTCAACTGATAGTTGATATCGAACATATTAAACCCAGCAGAGGAGGTCGAAGACTGCGAGGCACCTGTGTATGGGAAAACTCTTGACACACCGATAATTGAATCAGAGAGTTGAACGTATCTATTCAGAATATCTGCACTCGTGAGTTTATGCGCAAGATAAGTTCGTTCGGTACCATCGAAATGAAACTCTCTAAATTTTTGTAATGCTTCATCGACACGATCGTCGAGCTGTTCGTCGTCGACATTGATATCAATTACTGGAAACCCAAGTTTGCGGAGGCAGTAATCCTTGAGTTCTTGACGAGTGCTTGGTTTTGCCATTGAGATAGAACCTCTCTAATTATTGTATATTTAGTTCTCTATTAACTTGCCATCTCGAGAAGAATAGACCAAGTTGGGGTCCATATGAGCAAACTGTTCCCAGTTCGGCTCACCTTCAAGTATTCGTTTTCCTGTCGACTCTTCGCCGATGTGTTCTATTAGATTTTCACCATTACGACCTTTTAATTGCGCTGAGAACATCTGATGAAAGAAATCTAAGAAAACCATAATCATTCCTTCGTTAATATTGAATCCCCAATACTCTCGGAAAGGATAATCTACGATCGATTTTTTATACAAACTAAAGATAATCGGAAATGTTTTTGTATTTTTACTATAATAAAAGTCGCCGAATGGAATATCACCCTCTTCAATTTTACATGGCTCTTCGTGGAAGTACCATGGTTGGCGTTGAAGAACCACAGACGCCATCTTCTGATTAGATTCTAGAACTGCAATCATGTCATCAATATGAATCGATCGTGTTAAAACAACATCATCTTCTTGATGCAAGACATAATCATAATCTTGTGTCTTTAGCCATTCAAAGAAGCCAGACCATGTAACCGACAACCCTTTGTTTATCGTATTCAGCCACAATAAGGTTTTGTGTGTTTTTGCGAACAACTGAAAGATAGAATCGTTTCTTGTTCTAGGATAATCGTCGACGATTAATCTAGTGACATCATGATCCCCATAGTTGATTTTCTCGAGAGAGTCGAGTGTTTTCGTCAGATATTGCAGACGATTACATGAGAAAATTACATGAAGAATCTTCATTTAGTATTCTGTATTAAAAAAGAAGGTTTGAAATAATCTTCCGTTTTCGAGATTGTTTCCGAAATAATCCACTGAGGCGTGATAAAGATTCCCTCGATACAATACGATACGATTATATTTGTTCGCAACGTAATCTACCATTTCCCATTTTGTATAATCATATCCATCTAGATGCGGTTGGCTGTTATCTTTTCTTTCGTACTCTTGATTTTCTTTCCATCGATATAACGCTGTCCCCGCAGATAGCGGAGCGCCAGGAGTTAGATAACACACAGCAGCCCATGTATTGTGACTGTCGGCATGAATCCATGTGCGATCTTGCGCAGTGCAGATTTGAAACGCCCCAGTATATCCAGACTCTTCAAACCAATGTGTAATCTTACCACCCGCATTTTGCACGATATATTGAATCGATGATTTAAGGTCATCAGGAAGATATGGCTTTGTACGAAGTCCAGGATAATTACCCGAAACCTCAAATTTAAGAGAAAGAGCAAATGCTCGTAATTGATCTGGATTACTATAAAAATCATCAACAACAATAAGTTTAGTTTTCATAAGATCACCTAGTAATACATAAATCTTGCTGACGTTCCATCCCAACCACAAACTCTCCAATCTGTTTCAATAACATCTTTTTCAAATGGGCGAGTGAGATAGTAGGAGAGAGTTTCAATATCATAATGCGACATCGGCTTTTTATTTAGAAGGTGTATCGCTGCCTCATTTATATCAATCATTCGTTCTAATTGCGAAGAACCAAATGCATACAAAACAGTGCAGTATTGATGGATTCGATTATTCTTTTGTTCTGCTCGCCTGTCAATGAATGAATAATTCCAAGAGTCATTCCATTCAAAGTTTAGCGGTCGTTTAAAAAAAATCTTGTGCAAATTTTGCACATTAAAAAGAGAATCATCCATCTCAAAATAGAAATATCGACCGCATGTTTTGATAACATAATCGTATTCTTTAATTTCTTTTTTAAACTTCTTATAAAACGTATTCAATAAAAAAGATTCACACAAACTTTTATTTGGATGCGTGTTTACAATTTCAAACGCTGACGCATCGAGTTCTTTAAGTGGAATAAATTCTGTATCTCTGAAAAATCTAAATGTATCTTGGTACTCTGCATAATCTTCTGAAGAATCGACAACAACAATCTTGGCTCTAGGAAATGCTGCTCTGATTGAGTTAACAGTAAAAATTGTCTGACGAAATCTTTCTTCATTTGAGAAAACAGTACGCACTTTACTGTATGTCAGTGGTGCGTTTCTTGTTTGTATTGATGATCCAACAATAAAAAGTTTATTCATAAAAACTATTCTTTATGATCTTATCAAGATAAACTTTATGTTTGTGATGTATTTCCTCATCAGAGAAATTTAATCCCCATTCTCTACAATCAAAAGGTGAAATTTTATCAATTGATTCTATGGCGTTTAATAGAGATTTAAAATCTCGTACACGATATCCTGTCTCACCTTCTAATACAATCTCAGGAAATGCACCCCAGTCTGTTGTAATGACTGGAGTGCCAGAAAGATTTGCTTCAATAATCATATTGCCAAATGGCTCAACGTAATACGTTAATCCAAGCAATCCTTTGGCATTTTTCATCAACTGTTTTCGTTGTTCAGCATTTGCAACACCAAACATCTCAACATGATCTGGAACTTTTTTATATCCTAATGGCTGTAACGATCCAGGTCCAGCAATAATAAGTTTCTTTCGCGTTTTTTCTGTGGCTTGAATGGCTAGATGCACACCCTTTTCTTCACACACTCTCCCAAAATATAAGAAATAATCTTCTTTCTTTTCGTTATATTCAAACTCACCAATCGTAAATGGATTCCCGATTACTTCGTCATACCAAGAAGGATTCATAAGCATTCCGCGCTCACCGTAGAACATATGCATATTTGCATACGAAGTAAACACGCGATATGGAGCAAAAATGCCATTTGCGCGATAACCAATTGAAGGCTCAACAGGTTTGCAGGTTGGATTCATTTCGCAAGCCAATTGATTATCTACACCAAAAAAACAGACAATCAAATCGCCATCACTTGCGCGTTTGCGAATTTCTGCGCCAGCAATTTCATTAAATCGGTTGATTTCTTTTGGTGCGGTGTGAATGTCAATATGCTCGCAATCGACCTGTGCGCCTGGAATTCCATAATGAATCATATGGAAGTGTGGCGATAAATGTTTGATGTATTTGTATGCATGAACCGCAAATGGGTCCACACGATTCATCAATCCTGTTGGATTGCGAGGATTTACCAAAACATGGATCTTCATAACAAACTCATCAAAAATAATTTAAATTACTTGGCATCCTTCATTGTCAAGGTGCCCCAATATGTTGTACCACCATCATAAGTGATAAAAGTCCACAAGTCACGAGCATTTGCTGCTGTTGTTGCAGGAGGCGCAGAACCACCAGCCCAATATACTGTATTCGCAAATGTTGGTGATCTTCCACCAGTACCATCTTGCATAATCAATAATGAGAATTGCTGAGCAGTTCCAGAAGATGGAGCATTAATAAAAGTAAATTGTGCGCTTGCAGTCATTACGCGACGGAAATAATTTGAGATTGACAAATCGCAAGTATTAGCACCATTTACATTCGTATTTGCTTCAAGGAAATCTTTATATGCTTTTAACGTTATTGACGTTGTGCCAGTACTAATATTATTTGCAGCAGCGTAAGCATTATTGGCTTGTCCATAAGCAGTATTCGCTTGATCACGAGCACTGTTGGCTTGAGCATAGGCATTAACAGCATTCGAGTTTGTATTAGTGATATTAGTATTAACTGTACCGAATGTCGTATTAACAGTACCAAAGGTTGCGTTAATTGTACCGAGATGGGCATTAATAGTTGGAATACCAAGTGCAGTACTGTTAGCAGTAAAGTCAACATTGGCTCTGCCAGTTGTTGAGTTAGCAGTTACAGAAACATTAACAGTTGCAGAATTATTAAAGTTTACATTTGCCTTTGTAATAACAACTGCGTCATTTGCATACACAGCAACTGTATTCGCTGCAGCATTAGCCAAACCAGAGGCATAGGTATTTGCGCCAGAAATGTTTGTATTCAGAGTTCCAAATGTAGTATTTGTTGTTCCGAATGTGGTATTAATCGTTGCGAAGGTTGTATTCGCATCAGAGCGTGCATTATTTGCTTGAGCATATGCTAGATTTGCCTGACCATATGCTGAGTTCGCTTGAGCGTAACCAGCATTGGCTTGCGTATAAGCATCATTAGCAGTGTTGCGAGCGGTATTTGCTTGAGCATATGCTAAATTTGCCTGACCATATGCTGAGTTCGCTTGAGCATATGCATCTTTTGCTACGACATTTGCTTGATTTGCATTGATCAGAGCAATATTTGCCTGACCATATGCTGAGTTCGCTTGAGCATATCCTAGATTTGCAGAAGCATATGCATCAAGAGCAGTATCGAAGGCATAGAAAGTTCCTTCGCCATCTGCCCATTTCCATTGATCAGCTGCTTCGTCCCACTTCAGAACAGCATTAGTAGATGATCCACGATTGATAGTAATAAATGCATCAAGTGCAGGAGCACCAGCCACATTTGAATTAAGGATAATCTCATTATCTTCAACGGAAAGAGTGTCAACATTTAGAGTAGTATAACTACCAAGGACTTCAAGATTACCTTGAACAACAAGGCTACCAGTAATCGTGCCGCCAGAAACACTAAGTTTTAGATTTGCTTCACCATATGCACTATTAGCAGTATTGCGAGCAGTATTGGCTTGTCCATATGCGCCATTTGCCTGAGCATATGCACCGTTGGCTTGACCATACGCACCATTGGCAGTATCGCGAGCAGTATTGGCTTGATCCCGAGCTGCATTGGCTTGATTATATGATGCCACAACAACTTCGTTTGAGCCTGCATTATTTGCTGCACTATATGCACTCTTAGCAATTGAGTCTGCAGTATTTGCAGCACCGTATGCATTTTGCGCTGTTGTTTGAGCAGTATTTGCGGCTGCATAAGCATCATTGGCAGTAGTGCGTGCTGTGTTTGCTTGACCTCGAGCAGAATTGGCTTGATCAGTAACATTCAATCCAGCAGTTGTAATAAATGTCATAGAATTTAAAGTGTTCGCGTTCAACGTCGTGACAGTCGCACCAACGTCGATTATCACGTTACCGTAAATTCTAGAACCGTCTTTTAATTTTGCCATTTTTCGTTCTCGAGAAATCTTTTATATTTATTAGACTCTGAAGTATCCTCTAGTGCCATTTAAGTAGAGTTCAAAGTATAATCGTCAAAATAATTTGCGACTTGCATTAATCCATTTGCATGAATTCTGCGCGCAAGACCATCAGCGATTGGACTAATTGTCACCTCATCAAATTCTGCAGCAAAGAATGCTGTATCATTTGCTGACACAGCAGAACCAGTCACCTCATCCAGTTCACCCTTTATAAGAAGAATGCCTGTGTTATCAAGTCTTTCTGTAATTGCCATATTATAAGAACACTGTATCTAATGTTGCAGTTGATGTGTTGTAGTAAACAATTACCTTCACAGCTCCAGTTGTATTTGCATATGCAATATTATTTGCAGCCACAATCGTATTTGATGTTAACGTGCTCGTTGTTTTTGCAAATGTTAGATTTGCATTTGCACCAACACTGCCGCCATCATTGAAGATAACTTGCGTATCAGATCCAGCAACTGGTCCAGTTGGTCCTTGAGGACCAGTCACACCTTGTGGTCCTTGTGGACCTTGAGGACCCGCGACACCTTGTGGTCCTTGTGGTCCTTGAGGACCAACATCACCAGTTGATCCAATTGATCCTTGTGGTCCTTGTGGTCCTTGTGGACCTTGTGGTCCTGTATCACCAGTTACACCTTGTGGACCTTGTGGTCCTTGTGGACCAGTGACACCTTGTGGTCCCTGCGGTCCTTGTGGTCCAGTATCACCTTGAGCACCTTGTGGTCCTTGAGGACCCTGCGGTCCAGTGACACCTTGTGGTCCTTGTGGACCTTGCGGTCCAGTATCACCAGTGTTTCCAAGTGGACCTTGCGGACCTTGCGGACCTTGTGGACCTGTTGGACCAACATCTCCAGTCACACCCTGTGGACCTTGTGGACCAGTGTTACCAGTTACACCCTGTGGACCTTGAGGACCTTGAGGACCTTGAGGACCTTGTGGACCAGTATTACCTTGCGGACCTTGTGGACCAGGAACTGTTGAAGCATCACCTTGTGGACCTTGTGGTCCAGTGACACCCTGTGGTCCTTGTGGACCCTGTGGACCTTGAGGACCATCAACACCTTGTGGACCTTGTGGTCCTTGAGGACCAATAACACCTTGTGGACCTTGAGGACCAGCATCACCAGTCGCGCCAGTAATACCTTGAGAACCTTGCGGTCCTTGAGGACCTTGCGGACCTTGTGGACCAGTTGGACCAGCGACGCCCTGTGGTCCTTGAGGACCTTGCGGACCAAAGTTACCTTGAGCACCTTGCGGTCCTTGTGGACCTGGAATTGTTGATGAATCGCCTTGTGGTCCAGTTGGTCCAATATCACCTTGTGGACCTTGTGGACCAGCAACACCCTGCGGTCCTTGTGGACCCTGTGGACCTTGAGGACCATCAACACCCTGCGGTCCTTGTGGACCTTGTGGACCAGTGTTACCAGTCGCACCTTGCGGTCCTTGTGGTCCTTGTGGTCCAGTGACACCCTGTGGTCCTTGTGGACCTTGTGGACCTGCTGGACCAACATCACTAATTTCAATCGTTCCACCCATTGATGAATGGAATTGACAAACATAATACAACGTGTTTGGAGCATTATAAGGAACAGCAAAAGTTATATTACCAGAAGCTGTTCCGCCATTTGTTACGCCACTGCTATAAACATTTCCAGAACTATATGCCCCCGAAACTGTTTGAATCCAGAATGGATGACCAGCGGCGTTTACATTTAAGATATAAGTAAATCCACGCAATAATCTAAGTGTTGGGTTACTGGACCCATCGATGGTATATGCGCTCGCACCACTGTTTGTAATAGTATATGTTCGAGCACCTGTTGTTCCTTGTGGACCTTGCGGTCCTGTGTTGCCAGTGACACCTTGAGGACCTTGTGGTCCTTGTGGACCTTGTGGACCAGTGTCACCTGTTGCACCCTGTGGTCCTTGTGGTCCAGTGACACCCTGTGGTCCTTGTGGACCTTGTGGTCCAGTGACACCCTGTGGTCCTTGTGGACCTTGCGGTCCTTGTGGACCAGTGTTACCAGTCGCACCTTGAGGACCTTGTGGACCAACGATTGCTCCAGCATCTACCCACGAAGCTGTTCCTGTACTGTAAACATATAAGTGACCATTTGCTGTTACAATATATGCATCACCATCAGAACCACTACCAGGAAGATTACCAACTGTTGCAACAGTTCCTAAGATTGTAATGCCAGAACCCTGCACGCCAGTAGGACCTGATGGACCCTGTGGACCAGTGTTACCTGTTGCACCTTGAGGACCTTGTGGACCAGTGGAACCTTGAGGACCCTGTGGACCTTGTGGTCCAGTGACACCCTGTGGTCCTTGAGGACCATTAACACCTTGAGGACCTTGTGGACCATCAACACCTTGAGGACCTTGTGGACCTTGTGGTCCAGTGACACCCTGTGGTCCTTGTGGACCTTGAGGACCTTGTGGTCCAGTGACACCCTGTGGTCCTTGTGGACCAGTGTTACCAGTCGCACCCTGTGGACCTTGAGGACCTTGAGGACCTTGAGGACCTTGTGGACCTTGCGGACCTTGTGGACCAGTGACACCTTGTGGTCCTTGTGGACCTTGTGGACCTTGTGGACCAGCAACACCCTGTGGTCCTTGCGGACCTTGAGGACCATCAACACCCTGTGGTCCTTGTGCACCAAGAAATCCTTGAGCACCCTGCGGTCCTTGTGGACCCTGTGGTCCTTGTGGACCTTGTGGTCCAGTGACACCTTGAGGACCAGATGGACCTTGTGGACCAACGATTGGACCAGCATCAACCCAAGATGCAGATCCACTATTGTAAACGTACAAATGACCATCAAAGAGAACGATATATGCGTCACCGTCAGATGCGCCACCTGGAAGATTTGCAAAAGTTGCTACAGTTCCTAAGATTGTAATACCAGATCCAGCTGGACCCTGTGGTCCTTGAGGTCCTGTTGGACCAGTAGAACCTGCTGATCCTTGTGGTCCTTGTGGACCAGTATCACCAGTGACACCTTGTGGACCCTGTGGACCGAAATCACCTTGAGGACCTTCTGGACCTTGTGGTCCTTGAGGACCTTGTGGTCCAACATTTCCTAATGGTCCGATATCACCCTGCGGTCCTTGAGGACCCTGTGGACCCTGCGGACCTTGTGGACCTTGCGGACCAGTGTTACCAGTATTTCCAAGTGGACCCTGTGGACCTTGTGCACCTGTTGAACCTTGTGGACCTTGTGGACCTTGTGGTCCCTGTGGTCCTTGTGGTCCCTGTGCGCCTGTTGAACCTTGAGGACCCTGTGGACCTTGAGGACCCTGTGGACCTTGTGGTCCCTGTGGACCAGCAACACCTTGCGGACCCTGCGGTCCCTGTGGACCACCTGATGGTCCTGTTGGTCCAGTATCACCTTGAGGACCTTGAGGACCTTGAGGACCAGTGCTACCTGTTAAACCCTGCGCACCACGACCTGTTGAAACGCGAACTTGAGTCATTTCGTTACCTGCGGTAGAACTGTTATAATGCCTTCAACGAGGCGTGTTGTAATATTGGAACTGTCGATTTGTTTAACATCAAACAAGTATCGACCAGCCTTAATATTAGATGTGGTCGCAGAATTTAGACTTAGAGTGATATTTCCGTTAGAAGTATTGGCTACGGTAACGGTGAGATTTGCAGTAACAGAGGAAGAATAAAAAGACTTGCGCATAGAAGATGTGAATGAATAGTTAGCAATGTTTAAAGCACTGCCATCATCCTTAATCAAGTCTAGATCAACGGTGAGATCTGTACCCTGGTCCAGATCTAATTCTATAAACTGCGCCATTTATGAAATCCTATTAATATTGCTCTATTTATAAAATAGGGTATTCACAGAGCCAAAGATGTCTCTTAATTTACTTCGATAGCAACAACTGTAACTGGAGTAGAATTAGCAGCCACGGTGTATGTCGCAGTGTTTCCTGGGAGGTGACTAAAAATATATCCATTAGTTGAATTTGGAGAGCGTTTTTCCTCTCCATTCACCAGAAAATTCTCTCCTCGAACATACAAGAACATTTTTTTATTCGTAGTATGAGACACTTCATTATTTACTATTCTCGCTGCCTGGAACGTACATTGAGAAGTAGTTACATTTTCTGTAGTGATTCTTAAAAACGATCCATTACTAACTAGAACTTTTACAGACTTTGAATAATCCCAAGGATCAATATATGATGACCATGTATTCGTATACAAATTATTTGCAACATATATGCTATTATCTTCATAGATACAATCAACAGTCCCGTCGACAATCAAGCAATATGATGTTGAATTTGATGGAAAATACTGAAACTGTGATTGAA